CACCTAGAGGGCTGCTCTATGTTTCACGAGGGCGAAGACCTGCATCTCTGGGTTTGGGAAAAGCCGCTTACTAACGCCAGATATCAGATCGGAGTAGATATTGGATACGGTAAGGGGAAAGACTATTCGGTTGCCTGGGTGAACAGGATCGGAAAAACAGGAAGCGAGGATGTCCACGTTGCGACTTTTCGCAGTAATATTATCGACCCGTTAGCGTTTGCGTACGAACTGGCAAAACTTGGTAAATGGTATAACGAGGCCGAGATCGCCGTTGAATACAATACCCCAGGCAATTCAACCGCTGACCAACTCTTGATGAACCTATCCTACCCAAATTGCTATAGGCGCAAGAATAGCACCGGATCACCGCACTGGCTAACGCTGCAAAACACAAAGCCAAAGCTCATCGTGACGGCTGATCGCTGGCTTAGGGAAGGCATATTTATCGCTAAAGACCCTCGTTTCCTTGACGAGATAAAGGTATTTACTAGTATTGAGGGGAGTCGCTCCACTGGCGCTCAGGGCGGCTTTAATGACGACATCGTGATAGCGGCAATCATCTGCCTGTTCACGGCGCACGAGGGCGATTACGAGGATAATTACGGAATTGTCCCCAGTAAAATCGAGAAGGAACCCGATACTTGTGATTACAAGATGTCCTGCACTCGTTGTAAGAAGTTGTGGGGAAGCGAGGCTCCTGGGAACATTAAGAACTGCCCGTTCTGTCAGTCCATGTTTATCAAGGCTGACAGAAACCTACATGTTCCAATCTCGAAAGAACAAGACCCAAGAAATGACCTGCGAGACTTTGATCCGAAGCCAGAAGGTGAGCATTCATCCTATGGAGAGGACCGAGACTGGCACGTCAAGGACTACCACGTTCTGTAAATTGTTATCTATTTAACTTTGAAAGAGGCTAATATATAGTTATGGCGAAGAGTGTTGAACCAGCAAATGTTGATTTGAATTTGATTTTCTCGATCCCGAAAGAAGCTTATAAGGTCTTTGAATCGGTTTCTGGCGAGTCCGTTGAAGAATATCTATCGAAATGCGTAGGAAACTACCTATCTGCTTATGCTAGTGGCGGCTTGATGCTCTCCGAAGAGGACGTCCAGGCTATTAGCGAGGCCCTTGGCGATGAAGTGACTTCTTCTTCTGATGTCGTGAGCGCAATCACCAACCGTCCACTTTCAGCAAGTGAGGAGGAGGGGGAGTTCCGCATCAAGATTGACCCGGCTTTGGTAGTGAATATCAAAGATTCGGCCAATGTGATCGGCGTTACGATTGATCAGTGGCTGAATAACTGCTGGGGCCACATTATGGCTAACGGATGGCTTTACGGTATCTCTGGCGATATCCGGTGGATTCCTTTTAATCTGGAACGGATTAAAGAAATTGAAAAGGAATACGGAAAGCCGCTTGATAGCTCTAGCAGTATCTGTTCTTTGCTTTCCAGTTTAGTTGGGGCAAAATCGTAAATGCCAATCTACGAAGGAACTTGCAATAACGAGTTGTGCGCGGCGCACGGTTCTCTTTTTGAGTTCTTTGTAAAGCGTTGGACTGACCCAAATCCTTCTTGCCCTAAATGCAGTAAAGAAGTGGAACGGTATTTGTGCGCTCCGGCTATTGTTTGGGCCAAGGACGTAGGTCAATATTTAGGCCAAAACACTGAAGGTCATTGGGCGCATGCTCGGGACGAGGGTGGAACGCCAGTCAAGCATTTCATTCGCACCCGAAAGGAACAGAAAGATTTCGCCAAGCGATACGGTTATTACGACCCAAACGATCTACCTGCGTCCTGTACTGCTGATGAAAACGGTCTCACTAAAAAGAACACAAGTGGGGAAAAAGGACAGTGGATTTAAGCCATGGAAAGACTACCGCATTCGCCATCCCTCTCTAAATTAGGTGAAACGCCTGAGTATAGGGCCGATTATCGACGAAAGATCAAAGAGTGGCGTGACGGTACTCGCGAACAGGCCATGCTTTCCTATCGGAACTCTGTAGAGTATCCAAATATTGATAAGTATATTCGATATCTAGAAGGCGCCCAGTGGGACGCTCGCCGTCCTCGGTACAAGAGTCGGTATGTCGACAATAAACTAGAACTCATTCGCCGCGAAAGACTGTCGCTGCTCACTGATACCCGTCCAACGATTGACGTAACGACAAATGTAGCGGCATATGACGAGCCAGCGGAAGTGATTGCAAATGTGATCCGCGCAGAGTGGCAGCGGCAGAACATGTCCGATGCTCTCGTAGATCTTGTGGATATCGCAATGCTTCACGGCATTGGCTATTGGAGAATCGGTGGATCATCGCCAGGGTCAATGCGAGTTGTTCCGCTGGGGCCGGACAACGTGATTCCAATTCAGCCCAGTAAAACAAGCCTTCAAGACTCAGCAGCCGTCTTGTACCGAACACACAAGCCGATCTCGTACTTCAAGAAGGTATTTCCTATTAGCTCTCACGGGATTGAGGATCAGGCTAAATACTCAGATTCAAAACCGCAGGACAAATACTCTCGTCCCGCGCATGTACCAGAGTATACATGGAGCCAGATGTCTTCGTCGTTCCGAAAGCTTGTAGGTGTCCAGACCGGAGACCTTAATGTTTACGGATCGAAGATGTACGGGTCTATCGAGCTGGAAGAATACTACATTGATGATCTAAGCATTAACGAATCATCTAAAGACGTAATCGTTCGAGACCCATTTCTTCCGCCAGACATGCACAACTGGTGGTACATGGTAAAGCCAGGACAGCGCCTCTATCCCCGGAAGCGCCTAATCATCTTTGGCGGCGACAAGCTGCTTTATGATGGTCCTTCCCCGTTCTGGCACGGGATGTATCCGTTTGTCGACCTAAAGCTCAACCCTATTCCGTGGTCGTTCTACGGATTAAGCACCTACCGACCGCTGCTGCCGATGCAGGATGCTATCAATGAAATCCCTGCCGGTATGCTGGACATGTCTAAACGGGCGCTGAACCCGACGTTAATTACCAAGTCTAATGTTGCATCCGAAGCTGCATTACGGGAATATCTCTCGGATATGCCGGGTGCGCGTTTAAAGGTTAATCCAAATATCAATATCGCGTCGGATATTGGATACGGACAGATCCCGATGATCCCGCAGTACGTTATTGCGCTCCTTCAGGGCATAATCATGCCGGAGTTCGACAAGATGAGCGGAATCATGGATATGTCCAAGTTAGCGGGTAAGAATCAGATTCCGTCTGGCGATACGATTGACCAGATGCGCGATACGCTTCAAACCCCTCTTCGGCGCGAAGAGCGATATCTGGAATCGTTCTTGCAGCGATGCGGTACGCAGGCGGTTTCTAACGTAATTCAGTTCTATACCGCCACGCAACGCTTAAAGATGTTGGGAGAAAACGGGCTAAGCTGGGAAGACTTTACCTACGATCCAGGCAAGCTCTACCCAGGTAACGCAAGCGATATGGATAAGACCCGTCGCGAATCCTTCTGGTCTTTGTTCTCAATGAACGTAAAGCCCGGATCGTTGCATTCTGGTGCAAAAGATCGCGAGAAAATGGAAGCGGTCAGTCTTGCCGCTCGCGGCTTGATATCGCGTAGGGAGTTATACCGCAGACTTGAAATTGATCCAGAAAGAGCAGATCAGATTCTTGCGGAACTGGTGGAAGAGGCTCAGGCCCAAGTCCAGATACAGTCAGGAGCTAGAGCCCCTCGTTCAGTTTCCGAACAAAACGGCCCTTCCGCACCGATGCCCGGATAACAGGAGACATTTTTGCCCCGTAAAACGGTAGTCAAGGCTAAAACCATAGAAAGCGGATTCTCGCTAAAGAACGTAAAGCCTTTAACTGATAACCAATCAAGAGTTTTTGATTCATATAACCAAGGTAAGCACTTGATGCTTACCGGGATGGCTGGGACCGGCAAGACTTTCCTGGCGTTGTACTTGGCTATTAAGGATCTAGTAGAGGGAAAGTTTTCTGTTGTAAATATCGTACGAAGTACTGTCCCTAGTCGAGACATAGGGTTCTTGCCTGGGACGTTAAAAGAGAAGCTGGCCGCGTACGAAGATCCGTATCAGCAAATCGTTAACGAACTTTTTTGCCGCGATGATGCTTGGTCGATTTTTTGCAAGAAAGGCTATATAAATATGCTGTCTACCAGCTATTTGCGCGGCGTTACCTACAAGAACGCCGCGATAGTTCTTGACGAGGCGCAAAATTGCACATTGCAGGAGCTTGATACCGTAATTACTCGCGTCGGTCCTGGGTGCCGGGTGATTATCTGCGGAGACGTAAAGCAAAATGATCTTTTGACCGGAAAGAACCAGACCGGATTGCCGTTGTTTGAAAAGATCGTATTAGATATGCCTGAATTTAACTGTGTTACCTTTAGCATTGAAGACATTGTTCGCTCTGGTCTGGTTCGCAGTTATCTCATGTCGAAATACAAATTAGGATTGTAAAAGATTTTCTTTGCTATAGAGCCTCAGTGTGTTTGAGAATTATAGTAGAGCCTGAATAGGTATTTATTTCTACAGGCAAGGAGTCCAGATGAAGGCACAAATTATTGGCACTTATCAGGCTGTCAAAACCGAACCGCAGAACATCCTTCTCGAAGGGTATGTTAAACCGCAGGCTCAGGCCATTGGCACCGCCCTTCCCCTTCAGACGACGCCGTCTAGCGAAAAGTATGGCGCTGGCGTTCGTAGCGGGAAGTTTCAGGTAATTGGCGATCAGATCAAGATGAGCGATGCTCCGATCCTTGGCTATCAGTCGGCGAACACGCCGATGTCACAGCGGTCGATCAGCAGCAAGAAATTCTTTTAAGGATATAACATGGGTCCAACTTCAGGCGTACCACCAGTTTCACCGGATGTCATGGCGCAGCAGATGCCGCCAATGGCGGCTTATGCAGATCAAGGACGTAATATGATTGGCGGCGGTGGTTCCCCTGAAGGAGCCGATCCCATGAAATATGTACAGACATTGCTTGACGAGATGGCGTCTACTCTTATGAAGATCGCGCAGATCGTCGGGCAGAGCAAGAAAGAGTTAATGCCTATTGTTCAGAAAATGGCAGAGGCTGGCTCTATGCTTCAAAACGAGATTCAGGACAAAGGTCCACAGCAGCAGAGCGCTCAGGTTCCTCCGCAAGCGGAAGGCCCTGGCGGTATGGGACTTGGCACTTAGGCCCTGAAATTTAGCAGGCAACCGATTCGGGCTGGCGTTGAAAGACAGGTCACGAAAGTAGGTTAGCTGGAGCTGATTGAAGGAAGTATGGCAGTAAATAGTTTTGATGATATTTTGAATGGCCTAGTTGGAGATTCGAGTGATCGTGAAGCGTTAGGGGATCTCGCAAGTAAATATCCAGAAATTAAGAATGGATGGCTCAGGCAGGCTGATTATTCGCGAAAGCTGGATTCTTTCCGTGATACGGAGAAAAAGGTCGAAGCGTGGAATAAATGGGCGGCTGACAATTGGGACGCTGATAACGAAGCGCCAAAGATGGAAATCTTCTGGCGAAACAAGGCTCAGGCATTGGAATCACAGGTTAATACGGATATGACATTTGAAGAAATTAAAGGCTTTACTGAAGGTTTCCTGAATGAACGCGGTGTGATGACCAGAACTGATTTTGATTCGGCCATCAACAGCAAGGCGCAAGAGATTGATAAGAGCTTCCAAGGCTCCGCTTATTTCTCTGCGGTAATTGCTGAGAAAACATCCGAGCATTATTCTGAATTTGGTAAACCACTGCGGGTTCGGGAGTTTATCTCCAAGCTAGGTGAATACGGGACGAACGATCTTGATGCCGCTTACGACCGCTACGTTCTAGATGAACGGAAAACGCGGGGTGAAAAGCAGCTTGAAGAAAAGATCGAGCGTATCCGAGGCGAAGAACGTGAAAAGGCAAGGCAAGAGGTTCTATCGCAGCTTCCCAATTCGGGAGGTCTGCCGATTGACCAAGGCGATTCGATTGCGGGGCATCTTGAAGCCCGGATTAGGTCGGTTGGTCAGCCGGATGCGGCGGAAAAGGCAAGCCTAGGCGATGGAACCCTGGCGCAAATTGCGGCACAGGCTTATAGGAAACAGCAACTTGGAATCAAAGAATAACTCTCTAGCGAGTGTTCTTGATTCCCAAGAGAAATTAAGAGGAAATCATGGCACTTACTTATAGCGATATCAACGCGATCACTACTCAGCACATCGTTCCCAAAACGACTGACGTGATCTTCAAGAACGACCCTTTGTTTGTTCGGCTCATGAGCAAGAACAAAATCAACTTTGAGGGTGGTCTCTTCATTCAGCGTCCGATCATGTTCTCGGAGCTTGCTAACGGCTTCTTTGCTCGTGGCGACCAGTTCGACACCGGCTACCGGCAGACCGACACGGCTTTCAGCGTGAACATGAAGTTCGGCTATGTCAACGTGACCTTGCTCGGCACGGACGACGTCCTGAATCGTGGCCCCGAGGCGGCTTTCTCGCTCGTTGAGAGCAAAATGGCCAATGCTTCTCTCACGATGGCGAAGCTGCTTGGTACGACTGTCTACCAAGACGGTCAGGGCGTTTTGTCTGGCACGAAGTCTCTCGACGGCCTCATGGCGTGGATTGATGACGGTAGCACGAACGCGACCTACACTTCCTTGACGGACGTTCGCCGGTCCTTTGCTGCGGTTGGAGGCATTACCCGTGCCGACATCGTTGCGGGTCCTTCGTCTGGTGCTGCCACGACCTACTCCCAGGTTAACGGCATCAACGCCTACACGAATCGAGACGTTAGTGCTTTCTCGCTTAACGTCGTAAACGCCGCTTACGGGTTCTCTTGGTTTGGTGCCGACCAGCCCGACTTGCTTGTCTGTACCCAGGGTGCATACAACAAGATCTGGAACGCGACGATCAGCAACCAGCGTTATATGCGAGCTGATAGCGACCTTGCTAAGGTCGGTATCCAGAGCTTCCAGTTTAACGCCGCCGACGTTACCATCTCGAAGTACCTCAACGACGTTGCCGGTTCTACCTACGGAGTGATCCTCGGATTGAACAGCAATTACATGGAGCTTTATGTTTCTGCAAACAAGAAGTTCCAGTTTGGGTTCACCGGCTTCAAGGAAGCGCAGAACACCATCGACGTGAGCGGTCAGTTCATGTTCGCTGGTAACCTCGTTGTCCCCAGCCCCCGTACCAGCTTCAAGCTTGTCGGTACCGACCTCGCTTAACCGAGATGAAGGGGGCCTCGCGCCCCCTTCTCTAACGAAGACTTCTAATCTTAAAGGAAAAACACATGCTAGGTAATCGCGCACTCCAAGCTGGCGTAACTAACGTAACCGCTGGCGTCACTCTCGGCTACAACATCACTGGTTCTTCGCCGAACACTGCTCCTCCTGACGTTCTGACTGTCTCCGCAGCCGCTGCGGCCACCATCACCCTTCCGCAGATTGCTGTTCCTGCTTACGGTGGTCTTGGCATTGGCGACAGCCAAAATCTCCGTATCCTCAACCTTGCCGCGCAGACTCTCGTTCTTGCTGCCGCATCCGGTGACAGTATTCTGGGCAAGTACGCCTCCTCGGCTACGATTGCTCAGAACGCTGCCGCCACCTGTATCAGCAAAGCCACGAGCGCCACTGCTGGTACTTGGTACAGCTTTTAATAAACCGGGAGGGAAAACCCTCCCGCCCCAACTAGAACACTATGCCTATTCAGCAGCAGTACACCACATCACTGGGTGAGTTAGTTGGGCGCATCCGGGCCATCAAGCCCAATCTTCCGCCTACGGTGGCGCAGGATTTTATCAACGACAGGATCCGCTTAATCCTTGACCGACAACCGTCATGGTCGGGGAATTTTGAAGAGACGATCCTTTACATCCCTCCTCCGTATAGTACCGGTACTGTCAGTTTTGCTCAAAACAGCCGGACTATCACGGGGGTCGGGACAACTTGGCCCGTAAATAACGTAGTAAACACGACCATTTCCACCGGCGTAATTAGATCAGGATTTCAGTCCGTAACCCCGGCATCTATGTCAGGTATCACGGCTGATAGCTATTTGTACGTTGATGCTGGCGGGACTCCTGAAATTGTTTCAGTAATCTACGTTGGCCCAACTTCGTTTACCGCAATCTTCAATTATGCTCATTCGGCTGGCTGCACTGTCACTTCTAGCTCTTTTGCCGGAAGACAGATCCGGTGCGGAAGTACGTTTCCAATCTTTACGATTGAGGCAGTAGTTTCAGCTACTCAGGCAATCTTGAGTATGGAATGGAAAGCCTCCGCCCAGTCTGGGGTTGGCTATACGATCCGTCAGATGTATTACACGATTGCGCCAGATATCAAGATGCTGAGCGCGGTAGTCGATCAATCACAAGGTATTCCACCGTTGCGGATCGACGTACCGATTACCGAGATTAATCGCATCGACCCGCAGCGAGTATCAACTGGATATCCGCAGATGTTGGCTAATCGCGGAACGAACGCCAACGAGAATATGCAGTGGGAGATATGGCCCAGTCCCCAAGAAGAACGGCAGCTTAGAGTTTTTTACTTCAAGCAGCCGCCTAAATTGACGACTGAAGGGGATCGAATCCCAGCATTCATGAATCCTACTGTTCTTTTCTACGGTGCTATGGCCGATGCTTCCAGGATCAAGATCGGGCCAGACGATGCATTTTACGACCCACGCGCATCTAGAGATTACGAACAAAAGTTTGAAGCAGCCTACCTTGACATGGCCCAGGCTGATAACGAGAAGCTCCAGCAGCAGTTTGTCACTCGCGGTGCTGGCTCCGGCATGCCGGGTGGTGCCGACTGGAATCGCTCTCACTCGATTGACGCATTGATGTACTAAAAAGGATTAATCACATGGATAGACAGTACGAAAAATATCGCAACCCCATCTCTTCGGCTATCGAAGTGGATGCATACAATCCGGTAACGTCGCCCGATAATTGGGTTCGCGGTAATCACGTTATGAACGGGTATTCTAATTTCGACTTCTCAAAGAACCCTGTGGACAAAAACGGCTTCCCCGAACCGTGTAACGGTGCCGGCTTGGTGGCTACCGATAGCCGTATTAAAGGCAATAAGTAGTCGCCGATGCCCAGGCTCACGCTGCTAGACCTAAAGAATCAGGTTTACTCTAGGCTTGAGGAAAATGATTTAATGTATTCTGGTGACGAAGTACGGAACGCCTTAAACGATGCGCTTCGTACTTTGAATATGATGTGCGGATGGTACCAAGGAACATTTTCTATTCCTGGTGGCGGTACGACGGTTGCCGGTCGGGTCGTATACGATATACCGTCGCAAATCCTTTTCCCGCAACGAGTTGTTTGGTCTGATAAGGTACTAGAGAAGTCGCCGTTAAGTCAGACTAGCAATGAGTGGCCTAGCTGGATGAAGGATACTTCCAGCAATACCGGCACTCCTACCTCTAGGTGGATTCCCATTGGAATTTCCAAGTTCGCCATTCACCCAGCCGACTCCTTGGGCGGAGCAACCTTGCAAGTTACCGGTATATCAAATCCCGATATAATGGTAAACAATAACGATACCGCGTATATTCCCAAGGAAGGCGTGACCGCTGTTGTCGATTACGCAGCCCATGCCGTACAGTGCAAGATGCAGGGAATGCCATTTATGCAGTCTCTTGGTATGTACCGAAACTTCGAGTCGTTGATGAAGTTAAATAAATACTGGTCAAGCTATCGTCAGCCGAACCTGTACTACGACGAGCAAACCCCAAGCAAATAAGGATAAATAACATGATATTCAATCGCATCGGTAATTTTTTTTCCGCGCTCCTGAACAAGTTTCGCGGTAATTCAAAATTGCATAATAGTTTAATTTACGTCGAGGATCTTATTCCCAACGTAGGGCCGTTTATCAAAATTGCCGGGGACATTATCGTTGGTATTATTCCCGGTAACGTAGATGACGCTACTTGGTCTTTTATTAAGGCAAAATACCCGCAATTGTTTGACGGCAGCAAGCAAGATAAAGATCTACTCAAGCTATACGCTCTTGGAATCGCTACCGATCTAATCCAGAAGCGATTTCCTGACGTCTCAACTACCGTTTCTAGAGCCGCAGCGCAGTTTTCCTATCTGGTCCAAAACAGCAAGTGAACACGCTTGTTCAGGTTTTTAGATCCTTTATGTTCGTCTCGATAGCGGCCTTTTTTATCTTTGCCACGATTCAGTTAAGCAAGGCTCCGCTGTATATCTCTAGCAAGATTGACCCACTTCTTGAGAGGGTCAATCAAAGAGACGAGCAGATTAAGGGAATCCTTAAGCATATCGACGACACGATCAAGGATAACTACTGGGACACCAAGGCAAACATTGAGACGACGGCGGTAATACTGCGAGATGTCTCTGAGATTGCGCGGACTATTCGTAGTGAAGTTCTGCCAGAAACAATGGGGACGTTGAGCGAATTTCGTTTATTGATTAACGAAATAAAGAATGACGTACAGTTATTGTCTACCAGCGGAAATGAGGCGGTTAAAGAAACTGCCGAGCTGGTGCGTCGGCTTGCTAGTCTCACTTCTGAACTTGAGGCGCAGATCAAGCAGGGATCGCCAAAGGTTTATCAGACAATAGAGTCTATCGATAAGGTTCTTATTGACATAGATAAGCAGATAAGCAACCCGGATCTATACGCGATAACAAATAACGTGAAGGATATCACAGGCAACACGGCTGAGATCACAAAAACCGTTGATATCACGACTAGACCGCTTCGCGAAAAGGTAAAAATAGTTAAACTGATCCTGTTGCGCCTCATTGGAATGATTAGGATTCAGCCGTTCTAAGCTTTTAATTGATATTCACGAGCCTGGATATCTACAATAAGGGTAATGCCTATCAGTGTTAGACAGGTCTATAAGGAAGTTTGCGATGTCCTGCTTGAGCCCACTGCTCTGACGGGAGATACCATTACGGATACTGCTTTCCTTGAGATTTTGAACGACTCCCTGCGCGACTTCCTTCAGTCTTCTGAGTGCTTTAAGAAGATCAACCACGTCTCGCTGGTTGCTGGCACCAGGGTTTACAACGAGGCGTACTTCATTAATCAGCCATCAAATCTATACACTGATGAGGAAAATGTATATCGCAGCTC